ATTGTTTATCACATTTAAGATTTAGAAAAAGCTGTCCAGCTTGTTTGGAGATTATTACATAATGGCAGGATTAAGCGCATCAGGATTAAAAACACAAATAAGAAGCTACACAGAAGTTGACTCTAATGTGTTATCTGATTCTGTTTTAGAAAATATTATTTTAAATGCACAATATAGAATTTTTAGAGATGTGCCTATCGATGCAGATAGAAAACAACAAACAGGAAATTTAGTTACAGGTCAAGAAACTATTAACGCTCCAGCAGGAGCAGTTTTTATCAGAGGTATACAGGTATATGATTCTACTTCTGCAGTGACTGGACCTAATGTTTGGTTAGAGAAAAAAGATATAACATATCTTCAAGAATACGTATCTTCTACAGCTTCTGCTAGTAGAGGAAAACCTAAGTATTATGCTATGTTTGGTGGTGGTACAGGAGAGTCAGATACCACATCTGGTAGAATGATGTTTGCACCTGTTCCAGACACTACCTACAAATTCAGAGTACATTATAATGCAGCGCCGGCTCTTTTAGAAAACAATGATACCAACTATATTAGCTTAAACTTCCCTAATGGCTTATTATATTGCTGTTTGGCAGAGACTTATGGTTTTTTAAAAGGACCAGCAGATATGTTGACATTATACGAGAACAAGTATAAACAAGAGGTACAGAAGTTTGCGAATGAGCAGGTTGGAAGACGTAGACGAGATGACTACACAGATGGAACAATTAGACTTCCGATTGACTCACCAAACCCATAGGAGATAAAACATGGCAATAACATCAGCAGTTTGTACAAGTTTCAAAGTAGAACTTTTAAAAGGCGTTCACAATTTTACAGCAACAACTGGTAATACTTTTAAGATTGCCTTATACACTAGTTCAGCGACTTTAGGGGCTAGCACGACTGCTTACTCAACTTCAAACGAAATTACAAATACTTCTGGAACAGCTTACACAGCTGGAGGCGCAACACTTACAAGCGTGACTCCTGCCGCATCAAGCACAACTGCAGTTTGTGATTTTTCTGACGTGTCTTACACTGACGCAACATTTACAGCTAATGGTTGTTTAATATATAACGATACAGCGACAGGTGATCCTGCTTGTGTTGCAGTTGCATTTGGAGCAGACAAAACCGTAACTAGCGGAACTTTTACAATTCAATTCCCAACAGCGGACGCTACAAACGCAATCATAAGAATAGCGTAAGGAGGTAGCAACGGATGTCCGTTACTAGAACCTACACAGTAACGGTGGTTAGCACCGGTGGCGGTAATAAATATTTTATTGATGGTGTTCAACAAGATACCGTTACTCTTGGCGTAACGGGAACTTTTCGTTTTGATCAAGCAGATTCTTCAAACGGCGGTCACCCATTAAGATTTTCTACAACAAGCGATGGAACTCACAACAGTGGAAGTGAATATACCACTAGAGTAACCACAAACGGAACTCCAGGTTCTTCTGGAGCTTACACAGAAATATCTGTAACAACCGCAACACCAACAACATTATATTATTATTGTTCAAACCACTCGGGCATGGGTGGACAAGCAAATATCGTTTCATCTTCTACATGGGGAGCTTTAAACTGGGATGAAAATACTTGGGGATCAGCTCTTTTAGTTACGACAGGTTGGGGCGCAGAACCATGGAATGATTCTGCATCAACTTGGGGAGATGTAGGAGATGAAATAGTTTCACTAACAGCACCTAGCGCAATGACTACAAATGTAGGTGTTGGCTCTGCTTATGGAGATGGCACTTGGGGTGAAGAACAAGGTTGGGGACAGTTTGTTTTAACTCCAGCGGACGTAGTAGGATTAACAGGAGTTTCTTCAACTTCAAATGTTGGTTCTGTTTCATTTACAATAGATGCAACTTTTACACCATCAGGAGTTGCAGCCACATCTGCCGTTGGATCATTAACTCCAGCAGATGTTATGGGATTAACTGGTCAAGTAGGAACGTCAGCAGTTGGAACTTTAGTTCCAGCAGATGTTATTGGTATAAGTGGGGTTTCTGCAACCTCTTCATCTGGTTCAGTAACTATTAATTCAAGTCCTGTTGTAGTTCCAACAGGAGTTCAAGCCACTGCTTCTGTGGGATCAATAAATCCTGCTGCACTAGTTGAAGGTTTAACAGGTTTATCAGCTACATCTGCAGTTGGAACTTTAGTTCCAGCAGATGTTATGGGATTAACTGGAGTTTCAGCAACAGCTGAAGTTGCTGCTTTTGGCACTGCTTCTGGCTTCGGAATTCAAGCTTATGAAGGTATTGACACGGGTTCAAATTCTTCATATACAAATGTTGCAACTGGCTCAAATACAAGTTATAGTGATGCAGCATAGGAGAAAATAAATGGCTTCAACATATACAGGTTTAGGTGTCGAACTTCAAGCAACTGGCGAAAACGCTGGAACATGGGGGACGAAAACTAATACAAACTTACAAATTTTAGAACAAATTTCAGGTGGTTTTACACAACAAGCAGTATCTGACTCTGGAGATACAACTTTATCAGTAACAGACGGTGGAACAGGTGCAACTCTTGCACACAGAATGATAGAGTTTACAGGCTCTTTAACTTCAGGAAGAAATGTAACTATTCCATTAGATGTTCAAACTTTTTACTTTTTAAAAAATTCAACAAGCGGATCTCAAAACGTAACTTTTAAATACGTTTCAGGTTCAGGAGACACTGTTGCAGTTTCTCCTTCATCAACTGCTATTGTTTTTGCATCTGCAAACGATGGTACAAACCCGGATATTATAGATATTGGAATGGGTGATGTAACACTTACTGGATCACAAACTTTAACAAACAAAACTTTAACAGCTCCAAAATTTGCAGACGGTGGTTTCATAGCTGACGCAAATGGTAACGAATCTGTAGTTTTTGGAACAACTTCATCTGCAGTTAATGAAATTAAAGTTACAAATGCTGCTACTGGAAACGATCCATTAATCGCTGCTAACGGTGGCGATTCAAACATAGATTTAGCGATAGCACCAAAAGGTACTGGTGAGATCGTGGTTGGAACAGGATCTGCAGACGCTACAATAACTTCTAGTGGTGCGCACAATCTAGTTTTAGACACGAACTCAGGTACAAATTCTGGAACTATTACAATTACTGATGGTTCAAATGGAAACATTGTTATTGCACCTAATGGCACTGGTGTTGCTCAAGCCGTAGATGGTGGAGATAACACTGCAGCAATTAAAATTGCTGGTAAAGAAACTATTTGGGTTCCAGCTGTAGCCATGTATCCTAACACTACAAATGGTTGTGCTGCTCTTGCTCAAACAGAATTATCTAATGGACCTGAAATTAAAACTTTAGATTTTGATAAAGACTCTGATGAGTTTGCTCAATTTGCTGTTGCTTTCCCTAAATCATGGAATGAAGGCACAGTAACTTTTCAAGCTTTCTTTACCGCAGATTCAACAAATACAGGAACTACAGCATGGGGACTATCTGGTGTGGCTATTGCAGACAATGATTCTTGTAATACAGCTTTTGGAACACAAGTTGTTGCGACAGCTAAAGCTCACAGCGGTACAGCAAACGATTTAGACGTAGCAGCAGAAAGTGGAGCAGTAACTATTGCAGGTTCACCGAGCACTGACGAGCAAGTGTTCTTTCAAATCTCAAGAGATGTTTCAGCAGATGATTTAAATGCTGATGCAAAATTATTAGGAATTAAACTATTCTTCACTACAGACGCTGCTAACGACGTATAAGGAGAATAAAAATGTCCGGATTCGGATATAATATATTAGGTTTTGGTAGCAGTGCAGCAGTGGCAGATCCAGCAGTAGATTATGTAGTTGTAGCAGCCGGCGGTAGCGGTGGAAACGGCCGAGGCGGTGGCGGCGGAGCTGGTGGATATAGATCCACATTTGGTTCAGCCTCTGGTTCAGGAAACACTGGCGGTGGAGGAACAATCGAGTCAACAATAGAATTTACATCAGGCACACAATATACAATCACAATAGGTGGCGGAGGAGGCTCTGTATCAGGAGATACAGTTGGAAATAATGGCGGAGACTCTTCCCTTTCAGGATCAGGAATAACAACAATTACATCAACTGGTGGCGGTGGCGGTGGAGCATACCTTAACAAAGCTGGAAAAGCAGGAGGCTCTGGCGGTGGCGGATCAGGTACTGCCAGCGGTGGTTCAGGAACTTCAAATCAAGGTTCTGCTGGTGGAAACAGTCCAGGTGGTGTGAATGGAGCTGGCGGCGGCGGAGCATCAGCCGTTGGATCAAGTAGCGGTGGTGGAGCTGGCGGAGATGGCGAATCATCATCAATTACAGGATCATCAGTAACACGAGCAGGCGGCGGTGGAGGCGGCGGAGATAGTGCTGCTGGAGCTGGCGGATCTGGTGGTGGCGGTGCTGGAACAAGCGGCGGCGGAGATGGAACTGCTGGAACTGCGAACACTGGCGGCGGTGGAGGCGGCGGAAAATACGCACAGTCTTCAGGTGCTGGTGGATCAGGCGTAGTAATTTTAAGAGTGGCCTCTGCATTATACACAGGAACAACAACAGGCTCTCCAACAGTAACAACAGATGGCACGTCGACTATTATGACATTCACTGGATCGGGAACTTATACAGCATAATTATGGCACACTTTGCAGAATTAGATTCAGAAAATATAGTAAAAAGAGTTATAGTGATTCATAACAATGAAGCTCCTACAGAGGAAGCTGGTATTAATTTTTTAAAAAATCTTTATGGATCAAGCACAACTTGGAAACAAACATCTTATAATACTTTTGGTGGAGTTCATTATACAGATGGTAATCGTACAGTTCCTAGTGAAGATCAAAGTAAAGCTTTAAGAAAAAATTATGCATGTATTAATTTTACTTATAATGAAGAAAAAGATGCTTTTATTGCACCTCAACCTTATCCCTCTTGGATTTTAAACGAATCAACATGCCTATGGAAAGCTCCAATTGATATGCCTGATGATGGTAATAGTTATATTTGGAATGAAGAAAATCAGAATTGGGAGGCACAATAAAAATGTCGGGATTTGGATTTAATGTATTAGGTTTTGGAAGTAGTGCAACAGTAGCAGATCCAGCAGTAGATTATGTAGTTGTAGCAGCTGGCGGTAGCGGTGGAAATGGTCGAGGTGCTGGTGGCGGAGCTGGTGGTTACAGATCAACATTTGGCTCAGCCTCTGGGTCAGGAAATACTGGTGGCGGAGGAACAATTGAATCAACAATAGAATTTACTTCAGGAGTACAATATACAATCACAATAGGTGGTGGAGGAGCCAATGTATCAGGTGCTGGAACAGTAGGAAACAACGGCGGAGATTCTTCTCTTGCAGGTACAGGAATTACAACAATTACATCAACAGGCGGCGGTGGCGGCGGCGCATACAATAACCAAGGCGGAAAATCTGGAGGCTCTGGCGGTGGCGGATCAGGTAGTGCCAGCGGTGGCTCAGGAACTGCTAATCAAGGTTCTGCCGGTGGAAACAGCCCAGGTGGTGTAAATGGAGCTGGCGGCGGCGGAGCATCAGCTGTTGGATCAAGCAGCGGTGGTGGAGCTGGCG